TCATGCCATCGATGATATCCATAATTGGCTTGATAGCAGTTGTTAAAAATTCCCATAACATAATAATTTTCCTCTTAAAAAATAAAATACAAAACGGGCGGATATGGAATCCGCCCCTACAAATAATATGTCCGATTCAATTCAAAATGCGGACTATCAACAAAATCTCGCCATAAACCACCTGCTTTGATTTGCACCCCAGATTCAATGGCGGCTGTCATCATAGCTTGGATTACATACCGAAAATGTTTGTGTTGCCAGTTTATTTTGCCCTCCACCAACACAAATAAATCAACTGCATGAGAATAGCCATCTTTTTGTTGTAAGTGCCGTGAGTTCATGGTTTTTGAATAACCTGATTTAAAAGCTATTTTTTGTCTTTTAAAGCTTCGTAATCCCTCTGATACCCCAAAATCTACTTTGCATATTTGAATCGCTCTTTTGACAACTTTAATTAAATCAGGATGAACACCTTGCAATTTATTTTTTGATCTGTTTGATAGTTTATACATGTCTTCTGCTTCCCATAAGAACCAACAAGGGGACATGTCCCCTTGTCAAAATAGAGAAGTTTATTGTTGTCAGTTTAATATTAACTGTTTTATACATAAACCACCTCAAAGGTAGGTTTTAAAATTAGATACTCATGGGGCTGGCAAATTATACTGTTATCAGGTGTTGCTGATACTTTATAAAGTGGGGTGCTCTGGGCATCGTGCACCCAATGATAAAGATTTGAAATGTTTATATCACGACCTATTTTATAATACTCGGCTGAATTTGTGGTTGTGTCTGTATCTGTGTTGCCCCATATGTCACTTATGTCAGGCTCTGCAAAAATATCGCGGGCATAAACCATTATATGCACGGTCACCTCGTGTGGTGTGGCACGGTAAACCTCGACTTTATCGGTTAAGGGGCGGACTTTGTCAGATGATAATGCCTCTTGCAAATCTGCCACTGTGATTTTATAAGGATCATCGTTTTGTTTTTTGTCCTGCTCTTTGTAATAAATCTTAATTACCCCAGGCGATGGACTAATTACATTGACATCAGTTATATACCGGCTGAATGATTTGGTGTGGAATATATAAGACCCTCTCGCCCCTGCGGTGCTGTGGCTGTATAAACTATTTTTAGCACGGTTATAAAAATCGGTGTCTGATTCACCCTCTAATCTTGTAATATTGCCATAAAAAGCTGCAATAAAATTATCCAAATTAGCGCCTGTTGATAAGTGTGGCAACATTTGAGTTATGGCATAATTTAGCTTAGCCCGCAAATGGAGCTCGCGATATGCAAAAGCCTCGATCATTGTGGCATAATCATCTGACTCGACAATTTGTAAGTCAGGTTTGCTGGCGGTTATATATTTTTTAATGTCGGCTACTATAACATCATAATCAATCGTTTCAATAACCGTAGGTTGTGGCAAATTATTCATATTTTATTTATATTAGCAAGGGGACATGTCCCCTTGTTATAGGTTTATGGTATCCGTTATCCCTTGCGAGATTGCTTTTATTTATATTAGCAAGGGGACATGTCCCCTTGTTATAGGTTAAGTTGTTGTAATGGTTCATTTTTAAGCTTCACAGTCAAAGTTAAATCCAGAGTCCTGTTGTTGTTATCAATTTTATCAATATTTAGATTTTCAAGTTCTACTCGGTTATCCCATAGTTTGCCGTTTTGATCGCATGTAGCTTGCAGACAATATCTTTTAAAGTCCAGAACCCACTCATCGTTTATCGTTCTGTCAATTAGTTTGTATAAACTGCTGCCAAAGTGCGGTTGCATAACACGGCTTCCACGGTCGGTTGTTATCATTCTATTAAAACTGTCAATTGCTGTCATTTTATGTCCCTACAAAAGAATCCGTCATTGCGAGGCGTAGCCGTGGCAATCTCTGCTTTAATCCGTCATTGCGAGGGAGCGTGCGACCGCGGCACAAGAATCGTCATTGCGAGGCGTAGCCGTGGCAATCTCTGCTTTAATCCGTCATTGCGAGGGAGCGTGCGACCGCGGCAATCTCATGGGGTTTGTCTATCCCTTATGAGATTGCTTCGTGCCTCGCAATGACGGAACTATTTAGGCTCCCTCGCAATGACGGTGTTTTTTTATTTTCCATTTTTTATTAATTCGTTATATTTTAATTTTATTTTGCTAATTGCAGTATCAGCTTTTTTATAGATTTTATTTAAATCCGCTTCGGTGATTTCTATGATGCTGTTGTCTTTTAAAATCCAGCTTATTTTATCGCTGCTTGCTTTGGCATTGATCTTTGTTTGCATTCTTATCAGGGATTTATCGTCAGCTTGATATTCGTTGCCCTCGTGGGTTATCGTTAAATTATCTAACTCGCGGTTGCGGTCGGATTTTAGTTTATCAATAGCTTCGGTTTTTATCAATTCGGCGGACTTTGCAGGCTGGGTTTTAAAGTGCTCTGGTTTTAACTCGCCGAGATAATCAACTTTTATCTCTTGTCGGTCGGCTGTGTAGGCAACTGTGCCTCGTTTGTCGGTTATTTGTTGCCATTTGTTGTTATTAAAAACTCGCACTTTGCCGTCTTGTATTTGTGGTGGCGAGGTTGTTGTGGCACATGCTGGGATTAAAAATTTATCCTTGTTTAGAGGGTTTTTGTGTGCCTGCGTGCTGTTTTGGTATTCACCTGTTTTGTTATTGTAATTGTATATTTTCATAATTTTATATCCTCGTTCGTTGAAAGTTAAAAATTGTTACTTTAATAATTAAAACAATGTAGGGGCGGATTCTATATCCGCCCGTTTGGATTCTATATCCGCGAAGTTTTGTTTTATCCGTTTTGTCGCGGGCGGATATGGAATCCGCCCCTACGATGTTAATGTTTTTAGTATTTTATTAAAAAGTTTAGTGCTATGTTCACAGGACGTGTTTCTTTGCCGCCTGTGTTATCCATACCAGAATAATCTGCATCCCAAGAACTGCTCTCGTGGGATATACCGTCAATATTGCCATCTCTGAATGCCCTTCTTGCAATACTATTAGTTCCTCCAACAGTATGGTTATGTGATTTTAAGCCATCTGACTGTATAACACCAAAATCCGCAGAATTGCCGCCTTGCATTCTGATAAATCGTCCGCGTAAATCAGGCAAGGTAAAAGTTGTTGCACTATCACCGATGCCAAAGGCTTTGAATCCATCATTTGATGCGACATTGAATAAATTAACAAATTCATCGCGGTCTAATTCGCTGCCATCACACAACAAAAAGCCCGTTGGAATATCGGTGGTGGCTCTTGTTATTATCGTGCCGATGGGTAATGCCAGCTCTATTTTTGTCTGGGCGGCCCATATGTCTAAGCCGCCTTTGATCGTGACCCATTCGCCGTTGATATTGGCTATTATAATGTCACCTGCATCGGTAAAATCAGATACCGCCTGGGGGATTTTTGCGACCTCGGTATTGATATCACCTAATTTATTTTCAACCGCTTCGGTTAAAATCCTCGCTTGTTCGGTAAGGTTTCCTACCGCCTCTTTTAATGTTGCCATGTTTTTTCCTCGTTATTAAAATTATTATCAATGGGCGGACACATAGGTCCGCCCCTACAATTACAAAAGGCATCCTTGATATATCACACAATTATCACAATCATATACCTTAAAATCACTTAATTTTTTATCTGTGCCATCAGAAAGAAATGCTCTTAATTGATAATCACCAACAGGTAGTGTGAAAGGTATTGTATACTCAAGCATGCTATCGGTGCTGCTGATAATATTTAAATCCGTGTTATTTATTTGTAGTTTATTAATATCATCTAATGCTGTGCCGCGAATCTGTCTTTTGACTTCTAAATCTTGCACTACAACACTCATTGAATTGCTGTTTAATGTGGTTATAACAGAGTCCGCTTTAATATTCACAGCATCACTAAACACAAAACTACTCGCAGAGAACAACAAATAAACAAACGAGCCGATAAGCGCTGTGCCGGTGGTAATTGATAAAGTTCTATTTTTCATAATTTGTTAATAAAAAAATAATTCGTCATTGCGAGGCGTAGCCGTGGCAATCTCTGCTTTAATCCGTCATTGCGAGGGAGCGTGCGACCGCGGCAATCTCTGCTTTAATCCGTCATTGCGAGGGAGCGTGCGACCGCGGCAATCTCATGGGGTTTGTCTATCCCTTATGAGATTGCTTCGTGCCTCGCAATGACGGATCATGTGCTAAAATCATATATGATGTTATCCAAATGTGCCGCTGTTGTGGCATTATTGATGGCGATAACATAACCTGTATAAATCGCATTTATTTTATAAAGCCAGTGCAATCTTAATAAAATCTGCACTTTGCGAGCCTGCTCGTTTTGTGTTAATACTCTGTCAGTGCTAATAAGTGACAAAGCTATTCCATCTGCAATCGCATTAGCATTGTCCGTCCAGTTGTCGTCAACATAGATCGCTTTTTGCAATTTTAAATCTTTGAGTTTGGCTTGTTGTTTTTGCTCAAAAGTCAAACTCACAGGATCAGGTTTTTTAACCACATTACCCATATCATCAACAATTAGATTGTTGAATCTGTCGGCTATGGTTATAATCAAATCTGTAAATCTAGTTTTAAAGTCCATGATTATTGTTTAGTTATTGACAAGGGGACATGTCCCCTTGTTTATTTCAACATGTCCCCTTGTTTATTTCAACATGTCCCCTTGTTTATTTCAACATGTCTCCTTGTTTATTTCAACATGTCTCCTTGCTTTTTTAACAAGGGGACATGTCCCCTTGTTAAATTAAAATTCGTCATTAAATCTTTGTGCCATATCAAAGTCCTCTAATACCCCGGCATCTGTTATTTTTTGATCTACCTCTGCCTCTGATAGGGCGTTTATATTTGCTCGGAATTGATCCTGTTCGCCTGCTGTATAGGTTGTTGCCTCGTTTGATAAGCGTTTGCCAATTTCAACTGTGATAGCGGCGGCGGCTGTATTGTCTGCCTCTAACTCGGCTTTTATCTTAGCGATGGTTGATAAAGCATTCGCCGTATCTGCACCTCCCAAAATATCCGTTTTTAAAACATTCAACATATCGTGAATCTGCTTTGCTGAATATGTTTTGTCTGTGATTGTATTCGCTGCCGTGTCATCAATCAAAGCCGCACTTATCGCTTTTATTTTTACTGCAATAGCCTCAATCAGTGCTATTAATCTGTTTTTTAAACTCATAATTATTTACCTTTTTTTATTATTAGCGGGCGGATATGGAATCCGCCCCTACATTAAAATTCATCGTTAAAATTCTGTGCCATATCAAAATCTGACACTTGCGTTACCTGTTCCACTACATCCTCTGGCAACAAAACGTCACCACCACTACCATCATCGTCAACATCAACATCGTTCAAAGTCTGCTGACCGTATAACAACATATCAAAATACGATCTAATGTTTGTAAATTTTGCTATCATAGGGACTCCTCTATTGTTTTTTTTATGCGGAAATTAAAATTGCTTATAATTCCCGCTGCCAACTGAATATCCGTTACACAATGAATCTCTTCGAGCTCTAACAAAGTTAAGTAATCATCTTTTTTGAAAAATACACGAGCAACCTTGCCTGATATTTCTATTTTTATTAACTGCGAACCGCCGATATTCTTGGCAAATACTACCTGTGGCGTCTCCACTGTGGCAACTATGACATCTTCATTGGTTAAAATCTGCACACTTTGGTTAAGTTTGGTAAAATCTATTTCAATTGGAATATCAAGTAACAAACATAAAAAACCGTCTGCATCAAAAAATACGGCGGTTAAATCATCAACAAAATAAACCTCATCCTCGACATCTACCAGGGCAAATTTTGTTATAATGCTGTATAACTTATCTTTTAAAATGTCGTTGCCATCGTTGTGTGGCGTTGCTATTAGTGGCATATTTGTCCCCTTTTTTTTAACAAGGGGACATGTCCCCTTGCTATTAGTGGCATATTTGTCCCCTTTTTTTTAACAAGGGGACATGTCCCCTTGCTATTAGTGGCATATTTGTCCCCTTTTTTTTAACAAGGTGACATGTCTCCTTGCTTTTTTAACAAGGGGACATGTCCCCTTGCTTGATTAAAATTTGTAATTCATAACGGCGGCTGCTGATACTATATAGGGCAACGGCATATCCGGTAACTTTAAATCCAAGCTCTCTAATTTGCTGCGATAACTTTTATTTTTATTGATTACATCCATCAAAATAAATAATAATTTGTTTTCAAAAGCAATCCAGCGGCTTAATTGTAATTTTATTTTAAAATAAAATGGCTCGCCACCATATTCAAACCATTCTTGGAGTTGAATTACAGGAAATAATGCGTCTAATATTTTTTTTAAAGCATAAGCTGATCCGATGTATTTATAGTTTTGCAATGCTTGTTTTATCAAAGTTTTGGCGGTATATTTTCCTATTGTATCAGGCAGTTTCAAGTCATAAATATAAGCTATGGATTTAAGCCTTTGCCAACTCATATTTTTGTGTGGCAACAAACTTATATCAAAATCATTGAGTTTGTTAAAACGACTATCGATGGCCGCGTCAATTGTTTTTAATTCATCTTTATAATTTTTTGGTATTAGTTTCATAGTTTATAAGTCTAGTTTCTCGCGTGCCTCGGCAGGTTCATATATACCGCTTTGCACCAAAGATGCCATAAAGCTGGCGTCCTCTTTTAAAGATGTGGTATCAAATTTTTTGATTTTTAATTTTAAATCGTGCTTTAAAAAAAACTCTTCTAAGAATTTCATTTTAGGTTTTATTTCTAACTCATTAAAAGAGTGTAATTGAGCCGAAGCCTCGCCACTACCGCCGAGTGTTGCAGCTGATGCCACACCTACTAAGCGCGGTGGCACAGAGTGAGCGGCTATAATCTCATCACGGGTTACCTCTTTTAAAGTCTTAAAAGATATGTCAGCAACTTTACCCATCTCTTCTAATCGTATTTTGGCGGGGCTACCATCGGCATTTTTGCCGGTATGGGCGAGCAATGTTTTATGTGAGTTATCAAAACCCTTAAACGATCCCCCAAAGAACTCTTTAAAAGCTGTTTTTTGCTCTTCGTTGGGTGAACTATTTTCAAATATCACTGCATAACCTGGTCTCGCACCATTGATAAAAAACTTTTGATTATATACATCTGCCATTTTTGTAAGGTCTATCTGCTCGAGAACAGGCAAATAATCAGGCTCACCATATACACGAGATTTAAGCGATCCATAAGTGGCAAAAAAGCCGTTGAGTTTTTTGGCTTTTCCTTCTGTTTTTTGAAAAATATCGCCGTTTAGATTTAATCTGCCTTGATGAGCCGGAATGTTATATAAAAAATAATCTGTGTCAGTGCCACATTTTTCAATAAAAGATGTGCCGAAAGTCTCTAACCCCAATACAAAATTATATAAAAAATTGCGACTATCAGCCCACATAGGCAATCTTTTATCGAAATCGCAAACATCAATATTGGATAAAACCTTGGCTTTTAGTTTCAGGCACCGTTGGTGATAAACATTATAATAGAAAAAATTATGTAAATCGTCATAGTCTATCCACGGCTTTATATAGTTGCCCTCTTTTTCATCAGTCTTTAGAGTCTGTTTTGATAAAAGCTCTGGTTTGTAAGTATTGTCATTCATAGGCGGATATTATATGAATAAAAAAATCTATCTCTACCCATATACGGCTATATGGGTAGAGGGACAAAAAACTTAACACTATAATATGCACTTTTACCAATACAGAGCAATAGAGGGACAGGCATTTAATGCCCCTCTTTTATTTTAAACAAGGGGACATGTCCCCTTGTTGGCTTTTAACTATTAATTAAAAAAACTATGCCAACACAATTAACTAATTTACAAATAACACATATATCTTTGGTGCCAGCAGGTGCTAATAAAAAAACTCTTATCTTTAAAAGTCAAGACCAGAAAAATGATAGAGATTGCCACACTCGCAGTCGCTGCAATGACGGATCAGAGGAGTGGTCGCTGTCAAGAGATTTGGCAGTTTTGAAAACGGATAAAAAAGAAAATGTTGTCTACTCCATAGTATATAGCCCAGATGAGGTTGATACGGACGGCGAATATGCAGATAGCGAGACGATAAAAAAGGCAGCTTATGGGTTTATGAAACAAAATCAAAATCGCAATATTGATACTAACCATAATTTTAAAAATGAAGATGCTTATGTCGCCCAAAGTTGGCTAGTTAAAAAAGGCGACCCTACATTCCCAGATGAAAAGGCAGGCTCATGGGCTGTGGCAATCAAAATAGATTCAAAGCCACTTCAACAAGCCTTAAAAAGTGGTAAGTTAAAAGGCATATCAATGGCAGGATATGCTGGAAAAAAAGAGGGACAGTCCTTTGATAAAAGTTTATTAGTTAAGACCTTGGCTAAGTTTTTTAACAAAGGTCATTTTTTTAAATCAAATGAGGGTAATAAAATGAGTGGATCAACAACAGGTATGAATGCCGAGCAGGTGCAGGTGATAGTGGCAGAGGCTTTGCAAAAACAGGCAGTATCTCAACAGGCTGTCGCCCAAACAGAGGCATTGCAACAAGCAAACCACGATTTGACAGATCAAGTTGAAACTTTGCAAAAGTCGGTTAAAGAATTAAGCGAGGCTGTTAAAAAATCACAGCAAGATGATAACATAACCAAAAGCGAGACAGAAGATAACGGTGCAGGGGGTATATTATAATGCCAAAAGATTTAATGCAAATTGCCAAAGCAGGCAACATATCACCGCAAGATGTCGCGCTTGATAACATGTTAACCCCCAAAGAGGGACGCACTTTTATCGCAGCTATCATCAAGCAAGATTCTATTTTAAAAGATGTGACTGTTGATATAGCAGGCAAGCTTACCAAAAAAAGAACCGGCTTTGATATTGGCACGGGGGTTTTGAACCGCCATACATCAGGGGTTGCGGTGCCTAGCGCTAATATGAAAAAGATTGAAAGTTTGGGTTGTAATTTGAATATGACAAATGGTGTGTCGCTTAATGCCAGGATTCTAAACGAGACTTTGCTTGACAACAAAGACAACAAAAACTTTGAAAAAGATACATTTGAGGGGTTCTCAACAACTTTTATGAATGATCTGGCATTTTTAGGCTTTGCAGGCACCGCTGATAATGTGGCAGCTACCGCCCCTTTTGCTGAATTATCAAAAGGCTGGTTAAAAGTGGCACAAGAATCCACCGTGCCGCATAAAAAAACTTTTAAGCTGACCTCACATAAAACCGTCATTGAAAGGTTGCAAGAGGTAGTTAAAAACCTTGACAATGCAATCAAAGGCGGTAAAGCAACTATTTTTATGTCGGCGATTGATTACGATCAATATCAGCTCGAAGCCAGTGCCGCTTATCCTGGTTCTGGTGCTTTGATTCATGGTGGCATAAATAAATATGCAGGTTATAAATTATATCCGCAATATAACATTCCACAACATACTTTTTTGGCAACTTTGCCGAAAAATATGGTATTTGGCATCAGCACCCAGATCCAAAGGATTCGTTGGTATGATAATGAAACCAGTTCATTGCGTTATAAATTTGTCTGTCATCCTGATTATGAGTTTGATATTCATAAATATATAACTTTAATTACCAAAGCGTAGGGTGCGGATAATAACAGGAGATTGCCACGCTAACGCTCGCAATGACGGTGTTTTTCGCTCGCATAATCCCGTCATTGCGAGGAACGAAGCAATCTCTTGGGGTGTAGACAAACCCCCAGGAGATTGCCACGCTAACGCTCGCAATGACGGATAATTATTTATTATGATAACAATAGAGCAGTTACGAACTTTATTTGAAATGCAGTTAAAAGACGAGCGGATTCAGGCTCATCTTGATCGGGCAAATTTTGAGTTTAAAGATTTGAAAACAGAGGACGCAACTTTATTATTAGAAGTTATAGGTTGCAAAGCTATGTATTATTTGAGTCCGTTATTATGGGTGGACGTGCAGAACCGCGCCGATGAATATGATAACAGTTTAGAGACTTTCCGTGATGTTGAAAAGTTTCAGAGCTACTGGTGGGATAGATCAACATCGGCTGTGGCTTTTTTAACCGACAACAAAAGCCCAGAGAGCCAAAATATCTCAATGAATGCTGTATAACTAAGTAGCAAGGGGACATGTCCCCTTGTCAAAACAATTTATATTTTTTATGACAACAGAATTTCAAAAGCCCAGAGAGCCAAAATATCTCAATGAATGCTGTATAACTAAGTAGCAAGGGGACATGTCCCCTTGTCAAAACAATTTATATTTTTTATGACAACAGAATTTCAGGTTAAAAAAAAGATAATGCAAATTGTTGGTTTGTATGTTGAAGACAAAGATTATAAAATCAACATCACCAACCGTAACGCTGTGAATTTTCGCACGTATGAGGTGGATTATCGTTTGTTAATACAAGGGGTCAGAAAAAACCCAGACAATGATTTAATGTTTGCAGATTTTTTAAAAATATCAAAAGCCAAGAGAGCCAAAATATCTCTTGGAATTTTGTATAACTAAGTAGAAAGGCTACATGTCCCCTTGGTAAAACAATTCATATTTTTTATGACAACAGAATTTCAGGTTATAAAAAAGATAATGC